CCCGCGTTCAGCAAATGCTGCTTGACCACGCTAATTAAAGTTGTGACTCCTTAAAACCTGGCGCTCGCCAGGAAAATTCCAGAGTATCAACAGATACGGCGAGGCCAAATCACACCTAAAGGTGCTCCCATACGGCCACTGTATGGTAACTCGTTTGTGACTATGATCCGAGCTAGGGTCATGATTTATAGTTTACTCTACAAAGCAGAGACCTACAAACGAATGCAGGGTGCTAAGATGCTGGTGCGGTTAGTTCGAAATAAAGAGGAGGCATACCGGTCCAAAAGTAGACCTGGAAATCCTCTCCAGTAGCGACGAAAACATCAAGTACAGACGTCTCATCTCCCTGAGCCCACCAAGTTCCACGATAAGAAGAATACTCTCCGGCAGTATTGAATTTGCCAGGGCTAAATCGCCAATTAGAGTAGAAGGGCACTTCGAATTCGGGGTTAGGGTTGACAGCGCCTGTGCGATAACAGGCTCCCTGAACTCCCGTAGGAACTTTGTAGTCAGCCGTGGCATTGTAGACGCTCGATGCAGCTGCGTCCGACACACTGGTGTAATTGTCCAGCGTACCAGACACATTGTTTGCGTTGGTATTGTTCCACGTTCGACTAACATAAATTGTGCTCGGCGCATCCGTATCCATTTCACCTCGATACAGATACTTGTAGCGGATAGAGCCTCTCCACCCCTGGAAAGCTCCCGTCACCCAATGCAACAACAAAGTATTACAGTAGTTGTATGAGTTTAGGGCTCCAGTGGTATTGATAGCTCCTGTTACGTTTCCTCTCAGATATGGAAATGCACGTCGTTCAAAGTCAAATCGCGACGTGGACGTATCTGCCGCACCAAGCGTTGTGTGAAGATTATACCTTTTCAACAATTGTCGGAAAGATTTGATTGATTCACCAGTATACACCTTGTTCAGATCACTCAGATTAGTAAGGTCAGGACCCAACTTCATTGTGGTTTGATCCTCTGGTTTATCTATCTCATCATCCTTGATGCCGTCTGCAACAACGGTATCTTGTTCAAGACCTGACTGTGGCTTGAAAACAAGTGTTTGAAAGATATCTTCAGGTACGAATACTTCGAAGTCATCACCTGCTGACACGAAAACATTCACTTCAACGTCATTATTAGCAGTAGAGTTTGGTGTCGTGAGTTCATTCACTACCTGAACACCAATAACTCCGTTACCAGGTTCAGTCGAAGCGTAAGCCGTTGTGCTATACAGAGTGGTAACAGCATCAATACCTGGATTGGCATGGTCTATCAAAGAAATCTCTTGACCATTACCAATTTCGATCGTAAAGTCCGTAGTGTCTGCGATGTCGATAACGCGAAGGTAATTCACATTGTATTCGTTTGTCGCTATGTATTGCGGATCATAAACGATCTTGAGTCTTCCCTTGTGGAATGCCGAAGCTACCACTTGGAAACGAAATTTCATGGTTCCTGTCCAGTATCTGAACGGTAGGGCTGCCACACAGCATGCTGGTAAATGATACGCTGTGGGTGTTCCCTGCTCCGCCCAAAGAGCTGGTGAGACGCGACAATTCCACAGCATTGTTTCAGGTGCTGTATCAGTCGCCCATGTGAACTTCGTGAGGTAACTCTCTTTCCGTGCTATATCTACAATAGACAATGGATCAGTTGATCCAAGCCCAGCAATTCGCGGATCAATAGACAATTCTTGTTTGTCATCCACAGCAAATTTGCTAGGGTTATCAGGAGTAGTCGTAAGAGCCAATTCCGAAATGGTAGTAGGCTTATACGGAGCAGGATCAGCTGTAACAGATGGCCTAGAAAAGCCAAACAACTTAGCCATGCCAGCAACACCATTTGCAAGTGTTGATGTTGCCATAGCATACGGTTTGAGAGCAGGAACTAAAGCAAGCTGCCCAGCAATGCGTGAGATCGCTGTAGCAGGTCCAGAAATCGCGCCTTTAGCATTTGCTTCATCGATTTCCGCACCACTTTGCGGTTCCATTTCAGACTCATCCTCATCACCTAACTGAGGTCCAATAGTGGCGGGTTCTACTGTCGTTAGAACACTCATCGCCACATCCTCAGCCCACGCGAATACACTAATGGTAACATCTTCACTTGCTCCATTTGCGTGCTTCAAATCATTGATAGATCTAATCGTCATTAATCCCATGGCTGCCCAGTCAATTCCAGGAATATTCAGATAGTTCTTGTAATAATAGAACGGTAAGATCATATCACCACCCGAGGAGAGGGTAGGATTGAGGTATATATGAGGTTGTTGTGAAGCTTGCACGATCGTCTCCGGAATCAACGCTGCATTGACAGAGTAAGTGTCGGCATCGTTGAGTGGCAGGTAGGAAGCAATTGCTCTTCCATATAAAAATCCATTTCCGTTGATGACGATTTTGACGTGCATCTTCGCTCTGAGAAGATTGTAGTTAGAGATACGGTTGATAACACGAGGGTTGTTCCAGTACAGAGACCAGGGGTCAATGTCCTGAAACAAACTCGTGCCAGTTCCCCACTCAAGTTCTGCAATCTTGATCGGTCGTGAGAAGAAGTTTCCTAATTCAGCATCTTTTGAATCTTGCAACATCCGAGTAGGATCCATTTCGGATTCCACCTCGTAAGTGTAGTTGTTGTGCTGATCAGAGAAAGTCACATTCTGAGCTGTAGAGGTATCAGTGCCTCTCATTAGGTTAGCTCCTTCGAAACCAGATTGGCAATTAAACAAGCCGATGTCAGAGTTCATCAGCAAGTGTGTTCGCACATCAAATTCAGTAATCGCCATACTGAACAACTCTTCTGTTGAAATGTCCATATATCCGAATGTTTCACAGTTTTCAAGGAAAATTTCATGGACTGTCAGAAGGGGTGCAATTTGAAAGTCATGCCAACGTGTATGAGCATCCACTCCACGCTGGTTTTGGGGTTGTTGTTCTTGTTCTTGTTTTGTTTTAGAGATCAAGTTTGGATACGAGAAGCAGAATAGATCAATTCAAGCATCAAGGCATGTTTACGGCGGGGCACGGTGAACCCACGATATGTTCCCCATTAGGGACCGTTACACGAGCAAAGCCTGTATCAGATCTACAAGACATGCAAAGATCGAGCAGATACGGTATCCATGTGCAAGTGTCAATTTTGCTTACCATCAGATTTGAAACTGGGGCGAGTTATAGTCATCGCTGACTTGGCGTTTATAGTCCGCGTGACTCTGTTGGTTGGTACTTTGCTTTCCAATCCTCGAGGCGCTCTTTGTAGGATACAGATAGCTCAGTACATATATGATCAATCTCACAAGCAGAGGCGACGCGCTTCATCTTCTCACGCATTTCCTCATACTTCTGCTCACCATGATTGAACCACTCGCGGATTGCTCCATCAATGTTCACAGCACTAGCTTCTTTTTCGGTCATTTCACAACCTTTCGGTCGCAGGAAGCAGTGCAAAGACTTAAAGATAGATTTATCCAGGAGTGCTCCTATATTACAATCCAAATCGGCATGATACACATTGAATCGTTTCAGGAACTCAAATTGGTCAGGTGGCAGGTATGGAAGAAGTTCAGACTCTTTATCAGGCATTGTGTAAATCTGACCATACTTGGCCAAGAACTCCGAGAAGTCCTTGATATTGAACAATGGATACGCCTCATCCACTGTACCAATGTTGTCATCTCCATACGTCGACATAGCTGCAATCGAACGGAAAGGAATTCGATCCTCAAAGGTTTTGGGTTTGTACTGCGAATAGAAGAACGATCGCATATTCAAAGAACCACAAATACCATTAATGATCACAGTGAGAGAATTCCCACTGATGTGTGTTCCTTCTGTAAGACCAATCAAATCACCCTCAAAAGCAATTAAAGCAAAGACTAAATCACCAGTCATCGCTTCCATCACCTTAAGATCTTCGTCACTATAATCACATTCTTTCGCCAAATCAATCAGAATGCGCAGAGAAGCGAAGATGAGCTGCGAAGGGATCTTTTGATCATACTTTCCGTAATCGCCACCAAAGATACGATTCTCACCAAACTTCATAACATGCTTATAGAACTCATCCCACTCCGGACCATGACAGTTAATACCAACTGCACACTCCGAAGCTAGAGGGTTCATTTGCAATATACGAAGAATAGGCAAGTAATACTTTCGTACCAAGAAGGTAAGTGCAATAGCATTGCCGTAGAATATACGCATCTTCGGCTTGGACAAAATCTCGTCCTTCTTACATGCTTTAGCAATGGGATATGCACGCAATCCTTGCTTATACAAACCTTCACATCGAGCGATTTCATCACGCACGATTGGTGTAAATACTCGTCGATTATGGCCTTCCTTTGTCGGCTCGAGTTCAATTACATGTTCTCTCTTAGGGCCGGAAAGTGGAAAGCCAATGGAAGTGTCCAACTTGATTGCATCAATGAATTTTCTACCTGGGATTCCAACCATATTTTCCATGTCGGTCAATGGTCGAGCATTATTCCAAAGATCAGACTTCACGATTTCAAGGAGTGGTTCCTTATAATCTCGAATAGCCATGTACAATAGGTCATACTCGTATGGATGAGCAGGTATAGCCAAATTGGATAGACATAATTGCGGTCCATACCAATGAGGATTATTCTTTGGAGGTCCATAAATGTTTGGGACATCGCAAATCTCCATGATGCTCTCAGATATTGGTGTAACCTTCACGTCAGAATGGAAGGTACTTTTTCCAGGACATGACCCATAGTATTCAACTTGGGAATCCTGAGGCATGTAGTTCAAGGGACTTTTAGGATGCATGGGCTTGTCAGTACAAAGCTGAACATCAAACACGGCCGTCTTGAAAGCTCCAGCGCCACCAGAAATGATGACACCTTCCAGCTCACGTAGACAATCGTATCCAATCTCGACTTGCTTCTGGGTCAAAGTTCCATAACATCCATATGGTGTATCGGATCGACCTCCTAAATGAAATCCAACAATAAAAGCTCCATTAGTCTCGGAAACGAGTGGAGCCCCACACAGTCCTGGGAAGGTATTCATGGAAAAATTCCGATAATAACCACCTTGGAAAGTGCGAGTTGTGGATACCAACTCAGGTTTGGTCATTCCTCTACCATGGATCAACTCTCCATCTTTGCCTCTCCATTGCAATCTAAACGGTACAGATCGCGAATCAGATAAAGGAAGATGTTTAGTGATATCCCTGAAAGAACCACCATTTGGAATGTAACACATGACAAAATCCGTGCCTGGAACAGCATAAGACGATGCCATATGTAAACGAGCTGTAAACTTTCCTCCGCTCTTTTCCGGGTTCGCTTTCCGGAAGGTACATTCCAATTCATCACCAAACTCATCAAAGTAATGGTGGGGTATGAGGATAACATTTGATCGAAGGAAAAACGCATTAACCTTACCACTTTTCGTCTCTCTATGGATGGTGCCATAAACAAGATTCTTAGCAACGATATCATAAAGGACATTAGTCGTCACAGTCTTGGAGAGAGTTGTGATGGGCAAGGGTTTGCGACTAACCTGCGTCCAGACATTTTCTTCACCATCACGCGCAGCCACTTCCTCTTCTGTGCGAGGCTCCAAAGAACCTTGTGACACAAAATTTGCAACACGTAGCAATTTGCACAATGTGTATAAACCTCCCAAACAAACGACTGACTTCGTCGCTATGGAGATCCAATGTGTTTTGCAATGGTTGATAATATTGGAAATGGTGACACTAGATCTGAGTTTCTGGTATGCTTGTTCCCGAAGCAAATTAACAAAGTACAAATTCGCTAGGAGGTACACAAAAGTGCACACGATGAAGGAACTCGAAAATCCAATGGTAGAAGAGAGATGATAACAACTGTAACCCAACATGGCAAGTAACACACCTGAATAGTGCATATAATTGCGGTATAGATGATCGCGAAAGAGATAGCATGCAAGTAAATTTGCAAATCTTCCGCGCAATAGTCTATTGGGCAAAAGTGGAACTTGTGAGAATGTCCTGTAGAAACGTCGTACAGACTCCACGGAAACATTTTCCATGTCAAAACCAAATTGCGTAGAAACGCCATGGTCTGTGCAGTATCCACAAAGTTGTTTACATCCTGGCTCTGGACATAGATCAACATTATCAACACGAGAATTGTTCTTTTCCTCGAGAAGGAATTGATGCTGACGATGAAGATCAAATTGTTCGGCCAAAAAGTTACAAACCTTCTGAATGCAAACCTTTTCCATTTTGTTACCTTTCCACTCGCAGACCTTATAGGTAGATGCTGTTTTCGGACCAACTTCAACAGCTTGGGTCACAGTAATCTCCCAAATGTCATGCAAAAGTGGAGGCGAGAATATTCCATTTTCTGTGTAGTGTGCAACAACTTTAGATGTGTCAACACCTTTATTGTCGTTTTGAAATTCTGTCTTCACACTCACATCTAAGACGTAATGAGCACGTCGTTGAATGGAATGGGGATTGTTCGAATAGTATCGGGCGTCTAGATCTTGAACATTTGTGGTGATTGAAACCAATTCCGGTTCTAGAAATATTTTGCCTTTCTCATTCAAACTCGCCATAGGAGGAGAAAAGGGTACATTGTTGCAGATGTTGATAATAGTCTGTGTAGGACTATGATCCATTTTATCAGCTCTGGTGTTAGCAAAATCATCTATCTTAACTTCCAAGACATCAGACTTCACTCCATCCCAGTGCTTCTTACAACCATCCTGATTGTATTTGCGTGATGGATCGTTATCAAGTTTCTGCGAAAGGAACAAGTATTGACTAACTTGCTCACAAACGGTTGATTTACCGACTCCACTGTCACCAAAATACTCCACCACAAAAGGTGCTCTTCTAAAACCACAGTGGATCTTGAAGAAGGTGAAGTTCTGGATCATAATGTTGAGTTGTCGGTATTTGTCTTCTGCTAGACGTTTATCAAATCCTTGCGACACTAACATGAGTGCTTCGATCTTTTTGAGGAGATCTTGCAATTCTCCATAGTAGTCGGTTTCAAGAATATCCGTCATCTTTGTAAGATTGCCATTTCGGAAAAGATCCCAGTTAGCTACTGCTTTCGCATACTGGATTTCCAATTCGACACTTTCAGAAGACGCCCATAGAGGAACAAGAGAACCGGTGCGCCAACAGGCATACACCGATTCTGTGAAGTAAATAACGAGATCACACACAGCAGGGACAAGATCACCTGCTTTAGTGCAAATCCCTTTCACATTAGGTTCCAAAAGGGTGTAGTTGTTCAATTTGAAGGTCAAATCCGATGCCTTGCATAAACCTGAGATAACAAGCACTCCCAACAATTTAGACAAATTAGTAAACAATCCATTTGAAATAGACTGCTTCCAATTATTGCTGAGATTACTAATCAGATTGATCCAGGAATCGTTATTCGACGAACCATCAGATTGTGGTTCAAGTTGCGAAGTGAGGCCAAAGTTGCTCAAAATGTAAGGCAACAATTCTTCAGCCACACTCGTATCTATCATTGAACGAACATAGAGAATGACACTTGATACAACGCCTTTGAGAGAGCGTGCATCCTTGATGGATACAAACAGGGCTATTACACCCTCAACGTGTCTGATCACATCTTTCGAACTCTTAATATTTAGAGTGTCCAACATGGTGTCAACATAATTGGTACACATAATGATGTCGTTTACGCCGTACTGTGGCTCAAAAACAGTACAATCGACGGTGGAGGCTGGTCGGGCCTGGTGCATGGTGCTAGTCAAAGCTAGCTGAACGTCCTTAGAGCGGTTTCCCTCCGCAATAGTAAAGACCATGCTTGATCAGAAAAATTTAACACACAAATGATCAAAAGTGTGCGAGATGTCTTTCCATCAGTCTTTGGTAAACTTTAATAATACATACTGCGCTCTAACTAACTTAATAGGAGCAATACAGAATGTAAAAGAACATGAGATATTACCATATCATTGAGAAAATTGCCAATCAAGTAGTCTACTAGTGTAGTAGCACCTAGATTGACTGGAATCGCATCCACAGCGACCAAACTGTGTTGCATTTCTTAACTAAACATACTTAGATTTACGAATGACTTGCTACTGTACAGCTGTCGTACTACGTCTTACACTCATCGAATGCGTATAATGTACGGTTGTGTAGTTCGGGTCTATTCGCTTAAACCTTGGGGTGTGAGTCTAGCTAGTTCCCTTTCGGGGAACTACTCAGAAACTTATGACTTCGCGCGCGTTCAGGTTCGCGTTTCGTTCCGTAAGTCCAAAATCCTAACTAGTACACGTTCATGCGTACTTGAAAGGGCAATTTTCATGCAGTAGGTTACTCTACTGCGGATCATGGGGCATCCATGATCAAACCCATCCTAATGGGTACAAACTATGTTTTACAGTTTAGCGTGCAATAGGAACACGTAGTTCTGGAGATCTATTATAAAGGCGGGTCTGAACGCCGTAGATATAAAGGTAGGTCTTCAATAAATCAGTAATTCTTCAGAGGAGGCCTGAGGGGCAGATTAATGCCCACACAGTACTCATTCAAGCCTTAAAGGGCATAGTGATGCCAAATATTAAAGGAAGTCCTGCAGCAATGCGCTGCAGGAC